TTACTGGACGGTTTCCCACTCTTCGTCCGCCACTTCTGTTTCGTCCAATTTTTCAAAGAACGTTGGCTGCGCTTTAATGCCATCTTCTTTCTCCACCATACTCATCGCGTACTTGAATAGCTGTTCGCGTGTTTCATCGCGTTCTAATCTATCTAGGGCTGTGTCTATTTCGTCCCAAGACCAGCTATCGTTGCGTAAAAGGTTTTTTACTTTCTCAAGAGATTTTTCTGCGTTGTGTCTGTAGCGATACTCTAAGGTATCTAGAATAAAACGGTTAGCCATGAAAACTCCTTAAATACTCTATTATACAAGTGTTACGTAACTTTGGCAAGTGGTTTCTATCTGTTGTGGTAAATAAACCACGCTATAAACCCAATCAGTCCCGTACCAAGTATCAGCAACACCACTAGGGCAACTGTTTCAACTATCTGTTTGCGAAGTTTTCGGGCTTTTGCTTCTGCTTCTCGTCTTTGTTTTCGCATCTTTGCTTGGAATGCAACCCAATCATCCCAGAGATGATATCGTCCGTATAGCATCATTAGCTGTTTTAATTCGTGTTCTTGTTCGTGTATTTTCTCAAGTGCCATAAACTCATCTAAGTCATTAGCACCGCTGCCCTTAAAACTTGCCCAAAACGAGTTTTTCTTTTTATGACCGTCTTTCTCTAACTTTTCCTTAATGCCAATATATTCACCGATTGCGTGTGCAGCAGAGGATAATTCTTTCCCATTTTGTACAGTTTGCTTTATAACGGCAAAGGCAGCGTTTGCTGCGGCTAACTCTGCTAACATATCTTTTCCCCCAAAGTAAAAGCCTACTTATATCCACCGCCAGCCTTCTTATACTCACTTGCAAGCAACTGGGCTTTTCGTGCTGACCATTGCCCAGCTTTACCGCCCTTAGTTCCAGCCTTTATTCTGTTAAACAATCTCTTTCTCATGCTGGGCTTAGTGTAGTTGCCAGCTTCATTAACTCTACTCTTGCCCTTCGTTTTAGACTTCGACGATTTGCTAGTTTTTCTAACTTTGCCACCCTTCGCTTTTTCTTGGATATCCTTGCTTCTATCATTGTTTGCATTCATCACGTTCCTCTCCTATCTATTAGGGTCGTAATATTCTTGTACAGATATAACTATATCCAGTGTCATGCCTGTTTCAATAAAAGCTACAATTTTATCCCCGGCATGTAAGGACAAATCATTTCCTGCAACTAAGTCAAAAACAGAATGACCGTCCATACTAAGCCCATTTGCTAAATAGTGATACGTTGTATCGTCTTGGTGATAAAACTGTACGTACGCTTTTTTCGTACTGTTCGTGCCGTTACTTAAATGTAGAAATTTTATAATAGCACTGTGATTCGCAGGGACAGTATAGATTACGTCGGCAGAAGCGTCAGCAGACGTACTCGTCACTCTCTTTCCTTCCGTTGTAAACTTTACTACATCAATATTAGGCATCGTTGCCCACCTGTCTCATCCTGTCTACCAAACGTTTTGCGCGGTTAGGTACTTGAGTATACCACCTAGAGTCTACCATCTCGTCTGCTGCAACAGACCAGTTCCTAGCATCAACTCCTGCTTTCATACCCTTGAACTTAGATAGTCTAGGATATCCCAGATTAAACATCATGTTAGCTACAATTAATTGTACTTCTTCAGGTAGGTCATTAAAGTCACTGTACAGTCTGTGACAATCTTCTATTGTAACAGCAACGTCTAATTTAAACGCTTCGTTGACTCTATCTTTAGGAACCCTAATACCAACATAGCTATCGAGACTTAGTAACTTATACTCAGGGTCTTTAATAGTAATCAAATGCCCTATTCCAAACGTAGGTAATCCAAGATGGTCGAGGTATATCTCATACCTACAGCCTTCATCTTCAGCTAATTCTTCTCTTAGTTTATCTAGATTCATTTTTTCTCAGACCCTAACCAAACTGCGAATGCACCTGTCATTGCACCGGATACAACAGATATCATTGCGCTTTGTTGTGTTGATAAATCTTCTAAAGACATGCCCCACTCAATCACTCGTATGTACATGATTGTCATCACAAGCATCATTAATCGTGGTACTATCTTGTATTCTAATATCGTCTTTGCAGCCATTATTTTCTCCCGAAGAATTTAGTCGCGCTACGTACTCCAAAAGAAGCAGCCACAATAACGCCAAGACTATACTGATACCACTGAGGCATTGCTTCCAACTGGGCAAAACCATTTGCTACTACCTCTTCCATTCCGGGGATAAATGCCAATATCAGTGGAATAGAGAACAAAATAGTTAGCCACTCATCTTTCCAACTGTTCTGACTACCTCTAGCCATCTCCAAGTCCCAGTCGATTTCGCCAGTGGCTTTCTTTTCCATGATGACTGCTTCAGCTTTTGCTTTGGCAACCTTTGTAGCTGATTGGGCTTTCTTCTCTTCGACCTTACCACTTAACCACGTACCTGCTAAATCAGCTACTGGTCCTATTAGCATATTTAACATTTCCACCTCTTACGTGCTTGACGCAAACGGCTGTCAGGGTCTTTTGCTGCTTTTGGAAACTTCTTCATCTGCCCTGCAGACCGCGCACAAAAAGACTTGCGACGCTTTGCGTCTTTACTTCCGGGTTTTACCTTACCAGTAACGGCAGTCTTTAACTTGCTTCCGGGGTTTTTCTTACGGTAGGCTTTAACACCTGCCTCTGTCATCCCTGCGCCAGACTTGGTAGGACGAAAGTTCTTTTTGTTTCGCTTGGGCATGTTGTCTGGTTTACGCGCCATCTTAACCTCTAGGTTTTTAGTAAATCTTTAGAAGGAACACATTTGTAATAAAAGCTGTGGGGTGTGTTGAATATTTCAGTCATGTCTACTGCCATTTGTTCAGCGCGTTCTTCGCATCTTTGTTCTGTAGCGTACGGACCGTAGACATCAACAAATTCTGTACATTGTGTAGAAACAGCAAGCGAACAAGCCATGATGTATGTAGTGAACATGGGGTTTACTCCCGGCAAGGTTACTTGCGTTTATCATAAAAATAAGTGTGCGTCAAGGGGCAAGTTGCCCTGCCCCCGACATTTTATTTAGGCGAATGCCGCTGCTGTACCTGCAGCGTTCATTGGAACCATCACAGCAAATACACGAACTTTACCGTCCATGATTGCAGTAATAGCTTTCACATCAATGGTGTCAGCAGCTAAGTAAAACTTAGCAGAAGAACCAGTCTCTTGGATGCCTACAGCACCGTCTGCATCTAGGTCAGTAACCCAAGTGTCAGCGGCTGTGCCATCTCCAACGTCGATTGTACCAGCGTTAGAACTAGCTGTTACAAGTTCAATACCAACACATAGAACTAGTGTGTTAGCAGGAACTTTTAAAGCATCAATGTCTTCGTTGATACCTAAGTTGGTTGTTGAGAAGTCTAGTACAACTTCTTGCAAGTAAGGCTTTGCACCCCCTGCAACTGCTACACCGTTATCGGTAACTGCGTAAGTAGCCATTATCTAGTCTCCTCTATTACAGTGAAATCACAGCACGTACGAGTGATTCTGGACGTAGGACTTTGCGTCCAAATACGTGCAGACCGCGAACGATGTCTGAGAAAGTTTCGGTTGAACGAACAACTTCTGTCTTCGCAATGTGAGAAGCAGTAGCTGTTGATGACATGTGACCAGCAAGAATTGGGAACTCACCTGAACCTAAACCTGTTACATCAACAGTGTCTGTGCCAGAAGCGTTCATAGCTGTTGACTTGTAGCAGTTAAAGCCAGCAATGTTACCTTGCATAACCAATCCGTTACGTAGAGGAGAAGTACCGTCGCCAGTTACCTGAACTTCAGCAAACTTTGCCCCCGCACCGAATAGTGTCTCATAAAAAGCTGGTGGTGCAACAAACCAACGGTTCTCTTCAGGAACAGTTTGGTCATCTAATGCCCGTGCCATCTTTAGCATGAGGTTAACTAGGTTGTCACCTGTCTGTGAAGACAACGGTGTACCTAGTGTACCTAGACCTGTCACAGTCGAAGTTGGTGCATCTGTTTCAGATGATAGACCAGCACCGTCAAACATAGCAGTCAGGATGTTTCCGTCATACTTACGCTTTAGTGAGTATGCACCTGAGGATGTTGCCAATGCCTCGAAGTTGACGTGTGACTGTCTTTCTTCGATGTCATCAATCTTAAACGCAAATGCGTTTGCTTGGTCAACAACCATAGTTGTCTGGTCGTCAGCCAAGTCTTGTGGGTTTACCACAGACCCGCGTGAGTAGCTGGATACTGTGATTGTTGGTTCTTTGATGATACGAACTGTATCACCGAAGTTTTCAATTTCGCCCGCGTAATCGGTATTAGTAATATCTTCTGCAACCGAAGCACGACGGAAAAACTTGAGAACTTTTTGACTGAAAATTTCAGGTGTGAAATTCCCAGACGGCAGGTTATTATAACCTGATGCGCTATCAAAAGCCATTAGTTTATTCCTTCCATTTGAGGATTAAGAGTTATAGTCTACTCGCCCTTCAGCCCGTGCAGCGTCGATTTCAGCTTCTAGCTTTTCGAACTCCCACGGTTTCATCTTGGCGATTTGCGAAGCACGGAAAACACGTTTACCATCATTGGCATTCGTAGGAATTTCCCTAGCAGGGGTTTTTGTTACGGCATCTGCCGCACTTTCCTGCCGCTTCTTTTTTGGTTTGTTAAGACCTGTATCGGCCTTATAAAGGTCCACTACACGTCCAGCCCACCTAGCATCGGTATTGTTTTTGTAAATACCATCCGCAATAGTTGATGGCTGTTCTTCTAGCCAACTTAAAAACTCTTTTGTTGATTTAAGTTCGTCAAAGTCAGGGTGTAACCGAAGCAGTTCTTCGTACGCTTTCTGCTTCTCTAGTTCTTTTTCCCGTTCTTTTATTGTACCTATCTCATCGCGGAGTTTAGACACCTGCGATTCCGTCTGCATAGACGCAACCGTTTGCACTACTTCGAATACATCAGGGTAACGTTCTTTAAATTCCTCAAGTTCTTCTTGAGTCCTTGGTGGTGTTACCCCCCTAGGCATTTCAACAGCGCGGTCTTCCATCGCTTTACGAAGAGAACCAATCTCTTCTTTAAACTCTGATACTTTGCTGTCGTAGTGTTTTTTAAGGTCGTCATACCTCTTCTTATAATCATGTTCAGGTTCGTCAGGTACTGACTTAGCGACAAAGCTAGTATCATCCTGAGTAGCTGCAACTGGTGCAGGGTCAGAACCTTCGTTTGATTCAGAAGCTTCAACATTTTCTGTTTCATCTTCGTCAACATAGACTTCCTCACGATACTTTCCACGATATAAGTTTTGGTTGTTTGTAACTCCAAAAGAGTCGTTACTTTTGTTGGCACGGTGGCCTCTTGCTTTTGCCATTTATTTACCTCATTCATGCGGGGCTACTTGGCTGTAGGTAGCCGCTTCGGTTATGCTGGGGCCGATTATCGGGTAGCCAGCGAAACTATTATCTTCCTGTCAAACTAAGTTGAGGAAGTAGGCCGTCTATTTCTTGGGGTTCTCCTGCTTGTAGCATTAATGCCGCACCCATAGCTGCCCTAGTAAATTGTTCTTTTTTGGGAAATTGTTGTCTCAAAGCCCTGCCGTACTTGTTATTGTTCAAATCAATCGCACTTTCAGGCTTATATTCGTAGTTTCCTTCACGAATATCATCAATTAAAAATTTAGCAATGCCTCGTTGCCCTTTGGTAAAAAAGTTATCGTCTTCTGTAGACGCAGTTAATCCACCTAAAAGTATGTGACGTAAAGTATCTTCAATATCATCTTCTGTTTTCATGTTCTCTCTAAAATCTTGTGACACCTGTATAGACTTGTTAACATCACTAAACACACCTAATAATCTGGCAACTCCTGCTTCTAGCGAAGACATTCCCTCTCTATACTCGTAGCCTGTAGGTTCTGCACTAGCAATTTCTGCCAAGTCACCACCTGTAGCTGCCCCCTGAACCTGCTGCCCATTTTCTTGTATCTTGCGTTCGGTATCCCTAATACCTCGATTGTTTATCTTTTCTAACCTGTCTTTACCTATTATGTTTACCAAGTGTGGTGAAACAACAACCTCACCTCGTGATACTGCAACATCAATCATCGAACTTGATTTGGGGTTTTCGACAGTTATACCGCGACGAACTGCTTCTTTCTGTGCGTCACGCAGCATATCCACTATGTCTTTTTCTCCCGCGAACGTGACTGCAGAAGCATTGATAACATATGCGCCCTCTGGTAACTTTCCGTCCTTATCATCCGCTACTTCTTGACCATCTGTAGCCTGACTAGGTGGCACACCATCTACAAAACCAGATGCTGTTGCTGCTACCCCGCCACCGGGGGCTAGACGTTGGACGAAACCGCCTGTGTTAAATGCGTCTTCAAACGTAGGGTCTTCTTTCTGTAATTTTTGTACTTCACGTATATCCCGTTGTTCGCGTTCATCATCTTCTTTTATTTTTTGATTGCGTTTAATTCTTTCAATGCGTTCTTTATTTTCAGCAGCCTGACTTCTTATATTAGCAATTTGTTTTTCTTCTGAAACAGTTTTTCTTGGGTCGTCAAAAGACGGAGAATCATCTCTTCTATATTTGTTTAAATTAAACGCTAGTGTTCCTTTACCTGACCTTGCATCTTCTAAAGCCTGTTCCGCATCTTCGAAACTAATGTTGTTTTTATCAGCTAACTTTTCTAAATCCCGTCTCATGCCGTACTTAGAATAACCAAATCTAGGGCTATAGAACGTTCCATCACCTTTGTAAAATCCTGACATAGGGTCGTTAGGGTCAACTTTTACACCCCCATTATCTGTAATTTTCTGATTAATCTTTGTATCACCAGAAAGAAAGAAGCTATCCTGTCCGTCTTTTTCTCTATCAAACCTGTACGACTCTGGTAAGAACCCCTTAGATATTGCCTCTAGGTCTTTTACCTGTTTAAAAGATAATCCTCGCATGTTGCCGCTGTAGGTTCCAGACCCCGGTGCGCGAGTTATACCAAAGTTCCCTATCTTCATAGCAAAGCCTTGGTCTACCCCTACTTGCCCCCTAACAGCATTTATTGCAGCTATATCCTTAAATTGCCTAGATTGGTTTATATCAAACATCGCACCCAAAACACCGGATGGTCTAAAGGATGTTTCTCCAAATGCATTTGTTTCACTTGTGCCACCTAATATGCCGCTTACCCCCATCCCAAACAAGGGTCCCCCAGCGACACTAGCAAGAGATGACATTACTTTCTTACCTACTGTCTCTCCATACTTATCAACAACACCCGACAAACCTTCTTCTTTAAATGTCTTGGATAAGTCTTTAAATCCACCTTTAAGTTCACTAGGTATCTCTCGTGCATCTGCAAATACATCCGCTTCTTTTAGGTCTATGCCTTTGAAGTCACCTGAGACAAGAGGAGAATACAAGTTTTCAACTATGTCAACTCTATCTGTTTTACCAACACCTTTTAAGTAATCTTGATATGTAGCGTAGGGTTTATCTGTTCCAAAAGAAACAGCATCCATGCCAAATACAGGTTGTTCTCTGTCTAGGCCAGCCTCTATGAATGAAGGGATGTCATCATCATCTCTTAATACAGTCCCAGCCCGTTCTTCTACTGTGGGAGTATCTACAGATATGCCTGTTTCTTTTTCTAACGACGGTAAACCAACATATTGTCTATAGTAATTTACATATTCGGATTGATATTGTTCGGGGGTTATTGCAGTCGCACCTGTATACTCAAACCCTATGGGTTCGGTGGGACGTTCTGGACCTAACCTAGGTCCTAACCCTATATCAATCCTGTCAGCCATTCTTAGCTACCGCCTCTTGGTTATCCTTCAGTTTGAGGAGGGTTTCCAGTAAACCCAGCTTCCCCTGCGCCCGGAGCAGTTCCGACTCCGATTGTGCCATTACCACGCCCTGAATCGTCAGTTCCCTGAGGTCCATCAGGTACTCCTTCAGGGGTTGCCATTCCTTGCCCTGCACCAGCGGGGCCAGCTTCTGCGCTTGCTGCTTGTTCAGCATTTGCCATCATCCCTTGTAACATTTTTGCGTATATCTGTGCTTCATTAGCATCGTTAACCAAACTATCTGGGTCTATGTCCTGTGAGATAGCTAGTTCCCTCATAAGATTAGGTATCTTGATGAATGGTGCTAACATTGGGTTGGCTACTGTCTGCAGAAGAGTTGTCAGTCTTTGACTTCTCACTTCTTTTTGCATCACGGCAGCAACACCCCTTGGTTTTATCTCTAAGTCGCCTACTATGTCCGGGGCATCGTTGTTGAACTGCATGTTCCATTGAAAATAAGCCTCTCCTAGCGGTTTTAACAACATGTCATCAATATTCTTAACCACAGTCTTCATAGAAAGCCCAGCAGACCCCATTAGCATCGATAAACCTGCTGCAGTACGTCCAGTACCCGTAACGCCTGTCTGACCGTGCATAATCGACGGTATACCCGTCTCTTCGTCAGCTAGTTGCCTACTAATTTGATACATCTGCAAGTTTTCACCTGCTGTGTTTGGAAACTTCAAGCCATTAATGGCTGTTCCTGTCACACCTGACTGTCGCCTAAAGATTTTTCCGGGGAAGATGTCCATGTTCTGACCGGGAACTAGGCTTGCTTCATCTACATCAAATACCAAGTTACCAGCGAGTGCTAGGTTGTCGATAGCCATACGAACGTGACCGTTCATTAGCTTCTGTGCATCTTCCATATTCTCAGCTACACCAACACCCCACAATTGATAGGGGTTTACTTCATATGGGAATACTTGGTAAGGTATCCTAGCGGGTGTGAATGGGTTTAAGACGCATCTGATGATGGTATTACCGCAAACCCAGATGTTAACCTGCAGTTCGTCGTACTCTGACATCATGTCTGCTTCAGCAAACCCTGCCTCATAAGCTAGTTTTGAATCTAAGACACCCCAGTATTCTAAAATCTCGTATCGGTTTTCAGAGTAGTACGCTTCCGTTTCATCTTCGCGAATAGTATCTTCGTAATACTTGTCCTCGTAGTTTGGTCCTTTTGAAAGCACCTCTTCAATCGCTTCTGCTATAAAGTATGGACGTTTGATTAAGGCGCGAACTTGTTGACGATTAAATCTGTGACGTTCTATGACGTATTCACAGTCATCTATGCTAGTAGCCGATGGGTCTGGGTGAAAGTCCCAGCTTGACACCATCTCAATACGAGGTACTGTTTTCTCGTATGGTTCGTAGACTCGTTCGCCAGTCTCGTCTCGTTTCCACTCATGGACACGTTTGTAAAAGTTGAAAGGTCCTTTTACAACTCCTGTCCCTAGTAGTGCTGCTTCGAAGATTGCATTCCTAAATACGTTTACTGCGTTGGTGTCTAGGAGTTGGTCGTGTATAACCTTCTCCATATTCAATGCAGCTTTCTGTGCCGGACTAATCTGAGGTTCGCCTATCTTAGACGGTCCTTCAGCGAGAGGTAAACTACCCATCGACTCCTGAAGCCCACCTAAAAACTCTGCGCCTAGTGCGCCCGGTGGTAAGTCACGACCATCTCCTGCGAACCCATATGGGTCAGAAGGTTGTGCTTGGTCTAGGGGGGTTTCCATGTGGGCAAACTCAGCAATACCTTCCGGTACTGGTGTGTGTTGCACAACTAGGGGAAACTTCTTGTTAGCAAACAAGATGTCTACAATCTGACCATACGCAGCAAGAACCTTAGTCTTGGTTATTCTCACGAATACCTTCGACTTCTCAGAGTCCCTGTATTGTGTAGTTGAGTCGTACACACCCCTAAAGTTTTTGTAAGCTTGCAACCAACGCTGTTCGTATGCGTAGCGTCCGTTCTCAGCTTCCTCAAACTTCTTTTTCACATACCCTGCTAGTCCCGGAAATTGTTCTTCCGGGTCAATCATGGATACAGTTGTGTCGTCTTCAGGTTGAAGGAAGTTATCTTCGGACATTAGTAATCGCGTTCTTCAGCCATCTTCATTACAGATGCGTCTACGGTAGTTTTGGTTTGCTTCTTAGGCATATCTTCAGTCAAGACACCTTGTGCTGTTTTGGTATCAAACTCTAAACCCTCACGAGTTAGTTGAGTTTCACCCATGTTAGCATCTACTGATGTTTTATCTGAACTTAATATGTAAGATGCACCGTAGTTGTAATTATTTCCGGGCATGTTATTCTCCT